GTCCGCGCCATGCTTGGCCGCACCGCCGCGTCGCTGCCGCTGGCCTGGTGGGACCCGATCGCGTTCTGGTCCTCGCCCGGCATGCTGATGATCCGCAACGAGATGCCGGCGACGTCAGTGCTTGCAGCGCAGAACGCGCTCCGTGCGATGCCTCTCACGGCCGATAGCAACCCGCGCGGCGCGACCTGGGACGCGAACACCGGGCTGATTACCGCGGCGGGCGACAACAATCACCTGGACACAACCGACAACCTGCGGCTGGGCCAGGTCTCGGCCGGCCCGATCGCGCGGGCGGTGCTGGCGTCGAGCGGCGGCGACAGCATCACCGCGATACCGTCCGGCGTGCCGAGCGTGGGACCGACGATCACGCACGCCTACCGGCAGAGCAACACGGTGATCATCGTCACCGTGGCGCACGATGCCGGCACCGATCTGATCGTGCCACTGCAAGCGGTGAACGGGGTCGGCTGGGCGGTGATGGATGGCGGCAATGAAGCGAGCCCGGGGACCGTCCGAACCGCGACGGCGTGTGTGCGCGTCGATGCGACGCATCTCCAGGTGACGCTTGGGTCCGCGCTGACCTCCGCCAGCTCGGGGTGCCTGCTGTTCTACCCCTACGGCAACACCTGGATTTATCGCGGCAACGCGGTGACGGACAATTCGGCTTCGGTGGAGCGGCCGGCCGGCTGGGACATCGGCGCGGACCTCGGCAGCGGCTGGGATTGGAACCTGCCGGTGCAGGCGACCGACACGCCGGTCCAGCTCAGCGACAGCCCGACATAACCGGAGAGCCATATGACCGAGCATTGCCCCGTCGAGGCCACGGTGCGCGAGCGCGTGGCGGTGGCAGAAACGTTGCTGCAAACCGTCGTCCGGTCGGTCGAAAAACTGGTCGTCACGGTTGAAACGCTGTCCGAGCGGGTGAACCAGGAGCGGGGTCAAAGCCAGGTCACGTCGAGACTGGACTCTGCCGTGATCGCTGCCGGCGCGGGCCTGATGGGCGCGCTCGTTACGATGTTGATCAACGTGCTGCTGCATCACGCGCCCTGATCGGGCGTAACCCTGAATCAGTCCGCGGGACCTGAGCGCCAGCGGCCAGTTCCTACATTCCGAGGTGACAATGTTCGTCAAACCGGGACACCGGCAGGATGATCCTGCCCTCCCCCTGATCGTGCGCGGGCCGAACAAGCGCCTGTTGTCGCCGCAGGGCGAGCATGTGCCCGAGATAACGTTCTGGCACCGCCGCGTCCGCGATGGCGACGTGGTGCTGGCTGAGCCACCGGCCCCACCACCGCCTCGACCGCCTGCGGCCGTCACCGTGGTTCCACCGATGATCGACCAGGCCGCGGCGCGTGCGGCGGCCGACGCCTTCCAATTGCACCTGCCGCCAGCCGCCGGCGAACCGCTCCCGCCGGCTGCGGCCGAGCATGACGCTGCGGCGCCGCTTCCTATCCCTGAAGAACCTTTGGCGGAGACCAAGCCGTGAGCGAGAGCCTCGCCTTCAAGTACTTCCCCTGGCAGTACTGGCGCCCGTCCGGCGTCAACGCCGAGTTCGACCCCAGCCAGGCGAACACCGCGACGCAGAATGCGCGCGCGCTGCTAATCGGCCAGATCACCAGCTCGGGCACGGCGACCCCGAACGTCGCGGTGCAGGCCTACAGCCAGACCCAGGTCAACTTGCTGTGCGGTCTGAACTCCATGCTGGCGCTGAAATATGCCGCCTACCGCTTGATGGACCCGTTCGGTGAGGTCTGGCTTGGCCCGCTGTCGGATGCGAGCGCCGGCACGGCAGCGACCGGCAGCATCAGCTTCACCGGCCCGGCGACCGCTGCCGGCACGCTGCCGCTGTATTTGATGGGAGTGTCGATTCCGGTTGCGGTGAACAGCGGTGACACCGCGTCGATCATCGCGACCAACACGGTTGCCGCGATCGCGGCCTCGGTCGGTGTTGCATGCTCCGCGGCGGTTGACGGCACGCACGCCTACCAGGTCGATCTGACCGCGCTGCACAAGGGCCTCGCGCTCAACGACATCGACATCCGGTTCGCCTATCGCGGTGCGCAGAATGGCGAGGTCATCCCGGCCGGGGTGAGCTACACGATCACGCCTTTTGCGAGCGGCGCGACCAACCCGACCTTGACCACGCTGCTGTCGAACCTGGGCGTCCAGCTCTTCGACTATATCGACCTGCCCTACACCGACGCGACCAGCCTGAATGCGTTGCAGACGTTTCTCTCCGACTCCTCCGGCCGCTGGGCGGCGGAGACGATGCTGTACGGGCATGTCTTCTCGGCCTACCGCGGAACCTTTAGCGCCCGAACGACCTTCGGTACCGGCCGCAGCGACCAGCACGCCACCATCCTCGGCTTCTATGACAGCCCGACACCGGCGTGGCTGGAGGCGTCGGACTGGTGCGCCGCGCATGTCATCCGGCTGCGGGTCAACCCGGCGCAGGGCCTCGCCACGCAGGCGCTCAACCTGCTGCCGCCGCCGATCGCCTCGCAGGATACTCCCGGCGAGCGCAACACCCTGCTGTTCGACGGCATGAGCACCTTCACGGTCGATGCAGCCGGGGTCTGCCGGATCGACCGCTCGATCACCACCTATCAGAGCAATGCCAGCGGCCAGCCGGACAATTCGTATCTGAACACGAACATCATGTTCCAGGCGATGTACGCGGCCCGCTACATCGCGACCCAGATCACCAGCCAGTTCATCGTTCCGGGCAAAATCCTGGTGAGCAACGGAACCCTGATCCCGCCTGGGTCGCCCGCCACCACGCCAAACGCGATGCTTGGCGCGGTGGTCGCGGTCTATGCCTATCTCGCGAGCATCTTCATCGTGCAGAACGTGCGGACCTTCGCACAAAACGCGACGGCCGGCCCGGGAACGAAGGGGCAGGTCCTGATGTATCTGCCGCTCGATTTCAGCGATCAGGTCATCAACGTCGGCCTGCTCATCCAATTCCAGCAGAGCACATAGGGGCTGAGCCATGTCAGGAACTCTGGCGCCGAGCACGCCGACCAATCGTCGGCTTGCCGGCATCACCGCGGCGAGCGTCAACGGCAGCGCGATCTCTGTCATTGAATTCATCTGGGACCCGGCAAACGTCGAGAACACGACGATGGCGAGCCTGTCGGGCGTTGATGGTTACGACCAGAAGCCGGTCGCGCCCTACATCTCCGGTAAGTTCCGCGACACCGGTTCCAATAGTGTCACGTCATTCACCGGGCTGAGCAATGCGACGGTGGTGTTCCTGCTTGCCAACGGCAAGCAGATCGTCGGGCACAACCTTTGGTATGTCGGCCGCCCCGGTGTGAACGGTGCCGACGCGGGTTTCGATTTCCGGTTTGAAGGGGTGGCCGGAACCATCATGGAAATTGGGGCAAGATCATGAGCGAATGGGTGCCGGTGCCGGAGCCGATCGTCTGGACGCTGCCGAAGCCGCAGATGAGCGGCGGGCTGCAATACACGACGCTGACCGTTGGTGCGCCGACCTCCGAGGACGTGTTGAAGGCGACCGCCGTTCACGGCGCGAGCGGCCTCGACGTGACCCTGCGCATGCTGGAGTCGGCTTCGGCCGAGCATGTGCCGTACGACGTGCTGAAAGTGCAGCCGCATTGGTTCAACCAGCAGATCGCGGATTACCTGGAGGAGTTCGTGGGCGCGCCAGCCCCCGACCCTTTGGAGAGCTGGCGGGCCGCGCGGCGCAAGGCCGTGCTGGCCGAGGCCGCAGCCGAGGCTTTGGCGGCCGAGCAAGCGGCGAAGGCCGCCGCCGCGCTGGCGGCAGCAGCGGCGCCGGCCTCCTGATCCTGCTCGCCCGGTCGGGCGAACTGGAGATCCACGCGGCGAAAGTCGGTCGCTTCTATGGCGACGGCCTGCGGTGGGCGTTGGCCCTGCCGCTTTCGGCGCTGCTGCGCTGGGCGAGCCTGATGCCTCGAATCACGGAGCGCGAACGTGGCGGGTAAGTCAGCCGGGTTCGCGATCGGCGTCGGCATCAACGACGCCGCGAGTGCTGGCCTCGATGCGATCAACAAGCGCATCGCCGCGCTGACCGCGCCAGCGGATCGGTTCAACAAGAGCCTGGCGAAATTCGGCGATGTTACCGGCATCAACCGGGCTGCCGAGGGCATGCAGACGCTCGGCGATCGCGCGCTCGGCGCGGCGCGGGCGGTGGAACGTCTGGCCGGCCCGATGGTCGGGATTACCTCGGCCGCGAGCCTCGGTGGGATGGTCGAGCTGAGCCGGAGGTGGGCCGACGCGGGCAATTCGATCAGCAAGACCGCGAACCTGCTGAACACGCCGGTCGATCGGCTGAGTGCGTTGCGTGGTGCCGCGCGGCTGGCCGGCAGCTCGGCCGACGCGATGGACAGCAGCCTGAAAGGGCTGTCCGAAACGTTGCACGCCGCGTTCTATAATCGCGACGCCACGGCGCAGATGAACCTCAAGGCGCTCGGCATCGACTGGCGCGACGAGCAAGGCAACATCACGAAGACTGAGGACGCGCTCGGCAAGCTGGCGAACAAGGCGTCC